ATGGACATTTATCAAGAGAATCGTAATCGACTTATGGTCTTAGAGCTATATGAACAAGGTTTAAGACCTGCAACAATCACGAGAATTACTGGATTCAACAATCAGTTTATTCTTAGTGTTATCAAGGATAGTTCGCCAGTCCTTGACAAACCCAAATCTAAACGTGGTAGACCACCTACTGATGAAGTGGTTGATAATCAAATAATAGCAATGTATCGTAGAAATCATTTTGTTAATAATACTAGGAAATATTCAAAGGAAGAAATGTATCAGAAACTGGTGGATATGTTCCCAGATAAAAACTTAAAGCTGACAGGATTCTTTCGTAAATTACAAAGAATATCTAGGCAAACTATTGTAAAGTCTCCTAAGGACAAACCTGTACTATTCTTGGAACATTATCCTGGTGAGATGCAAGTCGACTTTGGTTTTTGTGATTTTATTGAAAAAGGAAAGAAGTTTCGTGGAGCATTTTTAGTTACAGCATTTGCATATAGTAATGCTGTTTATGTTCAAGTATCCAAGAGAAAGAGAACGGAAGACCTTATTCGTGGTCTTATAAATATTTTTAAGCATATAGGTTTTGTTCCTAAGGTTTTAGTGTTTGACAACGACCCCGCACTTGTAAATTTGCAAACTCCTAATCCTGAGACTCCATATAGAACCTATCGTGAAGTTCTTCCACCAATCAAAAGGTTTCGTGATTATTTCGGTTTTGAAGCAAGATTTTGCAAGCCAAGATCTCCACAACAAAAAGGTGTTGTTGAGCGAATGGTGGCTTTTGCTCGTAAGAGAATGTTTGTACCGATACCAGAGTTTGATGATGTTGAAGAATTTAATAAAGAATTGTTTAAGATGTGTGATATCATCCTTAATGACATGAATCATTATCGTAAAAGAAAACCGAAACTTCAATTACTAGATAAGGAAAGGCAAGAGTGTAAACCATTACCAGCTGATGAGTTTGAAATTTAAGCAAAAAAAAGACGGCAACCATTATTGTGGTTACCGTTTTTTTGTTATAGGTTTTCTATGAACTCCATTCCTGTTTTTAGTATGAATCTTGCTTGTACTTGGTTTATAATTATGACTTCATCTACTAGGGCTCTGAATATGTCTTTATCGAATTCAGTTAAGGATTTGTTTATGAATTTTCTTATTTGTTCCATTGTGTGTTTGTGGAGAGACTCTATGGCTGTTTTGTTCTTTATCTTATTTAGTTCGGTGGTTATGCTATCAATGTCTTTCATTGTTTCGTTTATCTTGATTGTATAGGTTGTTATATCTATTTCATTGTCCTTGAATTCTTTGGCTATGTTATATGCTATGTCTTGTAGTTCCTTAAGGGTTTTGTTTAAGGTTTCAATCTTTTGAGTTTCTTGATTTCCTTTTATGGTTTTATCTATATCTCTTTCTAATTTTGTTGTATAGTTTGTGTTGATGATTTTATTTAGTCCATTCATGAATGCATTTTCTAAGTCTCTTTCATATATAGCTTTCATCTTGCAGTTGCTTTCTTTATTTGTCTGATGATTGATGCATATCCATTTATCGAATCGCTTACCATTTTGCTCGTAGCTGAATCTTCTAAACTTTGAACCGCATGTTCCACATATTACTAAGCCGCTGAATGCATATTTACTTACATATTTGCCTTTACCAGATTTACTGTCACTTCGTAGGTTGTTTCTTCTATTGATTTCGGTTTGAACCATCTCGAACTTTTCTTTTGATATTATTGCTGGATGGTTGTTTTGGACATAGTATTGTGGAGCTTGACCTGTGTTCTTGACTCTTTTGTTTGCTAGGAAGTCTTGGCTATATGTTTTCATGTATATAGCATCTCCACAATATTTTTCGTTTTCTAGTATTCGTTTGATTGTTATTCCTTGGTAAGGTTTATCAGTTTTTGTTTTGATACCTCTTGCATTTAGTTCTAGGGCTATGTCTTTGAATGTCATTCCATTTAGGAAGTCTCTATATATTCCTTGTATGATTTGAGCACCTATTGGTTCTATTGTTATTTTGCCTTCTTTGTCTCTTTCTAGTCCTAGCATTTGGCTAATGTTGACCTTGAACTCTCCACGTTGCATTTTCTTTTGGTTACTCCAGCGAATGTTTGTTGATATGTTTCTTGATTCTTCTTCAGCTACTGCACTTAGTACCGATAGTGTGAAGTCTGCTTTTGGATCGGAGCTGTCAATCTTTTCTTTTTCGAAGTAAATCTTAACTCCTTTTTCTCTTAGTTCTCGCATTATTGTTATGCTATCTATCTGGTTTCTGGCATAACGGGATATACTTTTTACCAATATCATATCTATTTTACCATTTTTGGCATCTTCTATCATTTCTAGGAAATTCTTTCTATTTGCCTTATGTGTTCCCGATTTGCCTTCATCGGCATATATCTTTACCAGTGTCCAGTTTGGTTTGCTTTCTATGAATTCTTTGAAGTGAGCACATTGTAATTCATAGCTATCTTCTTGTTCATATTTATCGGTTGAGACTCTGCAGTATGCGGCAACCCTTAGTTTATTGTTTTCCGTTATATTCCTATTCGCTAGGAATTTCGGCTTGGCAGGAATCTCTGTTATTATTTTCTCTAAAACCTTTCTTGTTTCCACTTTTTCCATTGTCATACCTCCTGGTTGTTTGATATCCATTCTTGAATTCGTAAGTTGCTGTATAGTCATTGATGATTACTTTTTCTAAACTCTCATCTACTAGTTGTGGGTCAAATTCTTCAATTGTTTTTAATTGAAATTGTTTTTTGATGCTTGACTCTTGCTGTTTGATTGAATTGTCTAGTTTTTGTATTTCAGTTACTAGAGCATCATTCAATGATGTGTATTGTTCTTTGGTTAGATAACCATTAATGTATAATGCTCTTAGTTCTCTTTCTTTATCTAGTTTTTCTTTGAGCTCGTTTCTTTGACTTGCAGTTGATGATGCTGTTTGTAGATGCTCCACGAACTCGTTGTATGCTGATATGAAGTGTTTTTCCAATTCGCTTTCTAGTATTGCTGAGTTGTTACAAGCATCCTTTGTGTATTTTAGATACACCTTGCATTTGTAGATACCTTTCTTTTTATTCTTGTATCCTTCAAATTTTCTTTTGAATGTTTTACCATCATGTCCACATACTACTTTGCTTGAGAATGGGTAGGTGGGAGCAACCATGCCATTTCTATTGTTTGATTTGGTTGCTAGTATTTCGCCAACCTTTTTGAAGTCTTCTTTGTCTATGATGGCTTCGTGATTGTTGGTTATGTAATACTGGGTTACTTCGCCAGTATTCTTTTTTATTCTCATGTCGTGTGTCTTGTATACTTTGTGTTGTAGAGAGTCTCCCATGTATTTTTCATTTGTTAGGATGCTCCTTATTACACTTCCATGCCACACATATTTACCAGTTGAAGTGGCAACCTTTTCTTTTGTAAGTATCTTTGCTATTTTTTCTATGCCACATCCATCTAGGTATAACTTGTATATCCTTTTGATTAAGTCTCTTTTTTCTTCATCTACAACTATTTTGTTGTCTACCATTTTAAGTCCTAAGGTGTTGTTGTTAATGTAGACTGCACCTTTTTGGTATCTCTTATCGATGGCCCATTTTAGGTTCTCACTTATTTGTATTAGTTCTTCTTCGGCTACCGTTGCTAATATGCTTAGTACAAAGTCTGAGTCGGTTGTGGATGTGTCTAGATGTTCGGTATCAAAGTATATTGATACATTGTTTTGTCTTAGTTCTCTTATTGTTTCGAGAGCTTCAACCTTGTTTCTAGCGAATCTTGTAAATGATTTTGTGAAGATTTTGTCTATTTTGCCTTGCTTTGCATCTTCAATCATTTGTAGGAATTGCTTTCTTGCTTTTATTGATTTTCCACTTATTCCTTCATCTGCATATAGACCTACATATTCGTATTGATTTTGTTGCTTGATGAAGTCTTCCCAGTACTCGGACTGGAATGCGAAACTGTGTTCTTGGTCACGGGAGTTTGTGCTTACTCTGACATAGGCACATGCTCTTGGTTTTCGCTGTAAATCTAGCATTTTTTATCCTCCTATTTGCTAATACAATTAAGCCGTAAAAGAGACTTAAAGTCCAGGGTTATTTGAAAAGAAAAGTTAATATTTTTGTATAATTATTTCTTGTTGTTTTTGAGTAATTAAGCCATTTTTTTGTAATTTTGCTAGTAATATCTTTGTTAGGATTTTTTCGATACTATCTGTTTGTTGATTCATTATTATTTTTCCTTTTTATTAGGTTCTTTTACTTCAATTCCATACTTAGATAATTGTTTGAAAATTTGGTTGCAACCAGTCGCTGAAAGACCACTTGCTCCACCTACTAAAATGGCTGTAAATAGATTGGTTGCGGCAATGATACTGGGAAAGCCAAAGTAGCAAATTATTCCTGCAATTATGCCTATCAGACAAGCAATTATAGGTATAATTCTTATTAGTTTTTCATTACCCTTTGCAATAAATTTTTTATATAATTCCATTAAGAAAAATACCAGTGTAACAATCACTGGCACACAAATTATTTCCAACATATTATTCTCCTTGATCTACTGAATTTTCTATTAAGAAATCTATCATTTCTTTGTTGACTTTATCGTATTCTGATAGAGCTTTTTTAAGTTCTCCATTTGTTTTTCCATCTCTTAATGCTATTGAATTTGCGAGTGTTAAATCTCCAATAGCATTTATACTTTTTATCAATAAAACATCTTTTTTATGTCGTTGATATTCTCGTTTTTCATCTTCATGATGTTTTTTCTTAAAATATCTTTGTAAGAAAAAGAGCACCATACCAGATATGATGCTCGATGCAATACTTATTACTATTGAAACCATTTATTTCTCCTTATTAAATTTTGCTGTGAAGTGTGTTCCATATTTTACTTTGTACACATCTCTTGGTTGATACATTTTTGAATCAGCTGAGCAATACCAGCCGATGAAATTATTATCATTGTGGTTAGGTAATATGTATTCTGAACTTTCTTTTCTCATAAAATTATCTATGTTCTCCACAATGTCTAGGTCGGTAGTTACTGGCCAAATATTATCTCCGTCGCTATCCTTTATTGGGTCTACTTTGTGTTGTTCGCTATTAACGAATTCATCAATCATAATGTGGATACCATTTTCATCGATATGTCCAGCTTCCATAAGCATACCCCATTCTTCAGCACGGAAACCTATGCTATCTTTGTTTGTGATTCTTAGAGTGTCTCTAATATAATCTTCGGAGAATAAATATCCTTTATATTCTCCTGCAAGATATTGTTTTCTTAGTGGGGAAGCATATGTCATATCTTCATTAAACCCGTACATGTTTTGGAATCCTATTGTAAAAGGTTCAGTTATTAGAATATGATTTGCAAAACTATTATAGAATTGTCCAGTAACAACTTCGCAGAACTTAATTTCTTCATTTATAAGTTCGATGCCAGTAACCGTTACTTCGGTTAGTTGTGGTTTCCCATCTACCAAGATTTGTTTAGGAACTCTTGTTCCAACCCCAAATTCATCTTTTCTCGTAACTTGGACATATCTATTTAGGTCTAAGCTATAAATTGAGTGTGGGAAGATGAAGTTGATATATGAATCATCGCTAAATGTTACCTTAATATATTTATCAGCAATTTCTTCTTTGTTTAACCAATGGCAATAACTTGTATCAATCTCGCCAGTATCGTGGTTGAATCTTAATATTCTATCTTTGTATGTAACATCTTGAATCATTTTAGTTGTTCCATCTGCTAATGTTACTGGTGTATCGAATGCGATACAACCTGAGCTTTGAGCTGTTACATAAGAGAAAGGATACCACCAATATGCAACACCATGAACTGGAGTTACTGAACTCGCTTCGGTATATGTTGATTCATTTCTTGAGACAACAGCATTTGGGTCGGCTTTTAAAGTATAATATCTTACGTTTGCATATGCTGACTTAAATGTTGATGTGTCGGATGTAGCATTTCTACATTCTGCTCTAAAAGTAAATCCTGCACTTGAAGAGTTGGATATAGTTAAACATCTAAAACTTGAAGAAATGGAGTCGGTTGTGACATTGTCGCAATAACTATAATGTTCTTCAGAACCCCAGAAAGTATAAACATATACATCTGGAACATAGTCACCTGATACGATTTTGCCACTAGCACTACTACCGTACATATAACCACCATAAATGTATTTATATGAACCACCATCAGCACTACTAGTTGATGTTTGCACTAGTGTTGCGATAGGAGAGTAAGATTGTCCAATATTTAATTTTATATCCCATTTAGAATTGCTTGAGAAACATCCAGAACCCCAAGAGGATTTTGCCTTTGCATGGACATTGTTCATATCAAAATAAGTAATGTTTGTTTTTGCAAAAGCGAATGCACCGATTGAGTATGAAGCCCCAGATGCTACACTTATTTTTTCGGTTGCTGTTCCAGTTATTTTATTGCAATTCCACATTGCATAAGCACCTATGTTACCAAATGTTAGATTTGTGGCTACTAGATTATAACAATTATATAAAGCATAGTCTCCAAGAGTACCAAATGCAACTGATGATTGAGTTGTTCCCATTTTTGTAAGAGAAGTACAATTGTAAAATGCATATGACTGGGCTGTTGATGCCATAGGTACGGATGTTAATGATGAACAACCATAGAAAGCACTTGAACCATAAGTTGTCATACTTCCTGGTGCTGTAAATGTTTTTAGATTTGTACAACCTCTAAATGCCTCGTTGCCAATAGTTTTAAGTGGGGTATATACCGTTACTGATCTCAAAGTTGTTACACCATAAAACATACTAGCGGCAATAGTTGTTACATTTGTATATCCAGTAGTACTTGCATTTGCAACTACATAATATGTTGAATTGTTTCTTGTATAGGATTTATAACAATAAGGAATTGTTAGGTCTATATCCGAACCAGTATATTTAGTAACTGAATTGCCAGAGAACACCCAAACTGATGAGTATCGCAAATCGGTACTTGCTGTTATGTTTATAGCTCCTGTGCAGTTGTATACCGTGATTGTTCCAGTATTTGCATCATAGGTATAATATGATGCATTTGAAGATGTCGTTGTTAGTGCTGTGCCATCTAAAGTAACTGCAACACTATCTGGTGTTAGATATCCACTTGCTCCACCGATTTGAGCTATTAATGTTCCACCATTTTTGACTTTTGATGGGCAAGATATTTGCACAAGGTTTGTTAATGTATATGTGACTGCTCTTGCAGATGTAAATACTTCTACGCCATTATAATAGACCGTATCTAAATCCTTACCATTGTAAACGACTTTTTCAATTTCTTTTCCATTTACATATAACATTTATACCTCCTAGGTTGTTGTTATCGTTAGTGTTGAGCCATCCAAAACAAACATAGCTTTATTCATAACTTGATTGCCATTACTATACAAATGACCACTTTGCATATAGCAATTTGAGTTTGTTTGTTCAGTATTCATTGAACTTGTAGAAGAAGATCCGACAATGTATCTTTTTTCATTTGTTTCAGACAATTGACTTGTCGGTGTAAATATTTTTGTGTCGGAATTGTAGGAGTGAGAATTGTTTATTGTAGGTAGTCCATAATACACATCTCTTTCAGTAGGAACTTTATCAGATGTTCCTATTCCTGCCGCCGATGTACTGTCTACAATATCCTTTGCACAAGCATTATTTAATGTGAAGCCATTATATGTTTTATTTGTTAGATTTTCTACACCGTTTTTAGTTGCATAAGTGCTTGAAATAGTATTTCCGTTTGCATCTTTTGTGGCTACTTCTGCTACTAGTTTTATCTCAGTAAGATTGCCACTATCATCTTCTAAAAATGGCTTATTATCTAGAATTATTAATTTGTTTGTTCTTGTTTCAGTTGTTGTGGAATTCTCGGTTTTTCTTATGATTACTTCACAAGCTATTTCCTTTAAGTGTTTTTCGTTTTTTGCTAATTCATTGAATATATTAGGTGTTACTTGGTCAGTACTTATATAGTCGCTTTTAGGTTCTGACCAACTATTATTTATTGTTGCCATTTTATACCTCTCTTGCTTTTGTTTCTTGTTTTAGACCACCATCAAAAGTGAATCTATTGTACTGACAAATAAATTCTTTGCTTTTGCCGAACCTATCTTCACATGTGAATTTATCTTCAAGGAGTAGAGATGGGTCTCCTCTCCAGGTAACACGAACATTACCACTTCCTTGATTAAGTATTGTTATTAGATAGTTTCCAATTTCTACTGCTCGATTGTATGTTTGTACTAAGTCGCTTGAATTGTGTTTGTATGCCATTACACCATAGTTTTCAACCGATTCTTCATCTTCAATTACTACCGTTTGAGTATTCACTTGAATAACTAATCCAGTAATCTCAATATTTGCAATAATTAGTTCATCCGATGTATTTTCAATTTCAAATTTTCCACAATTTATACTTGATTCAAAATAATTAAGTTTCAAATTGTTTAGTGGTAAATAGGAAAGAGATGCATCAGTAACATTTTGTGAAAAGTCTACTATCATTGTCCTTTTAGATTTTGCATCTATTGATATAGCATTGGAATAAACCACTTGACGAGTGGACTCGGTTAGACTTGCATTTATGTCTGAGTAGTTTACTTCTATATGGTTTGAGAAGTCGGTTTTTCTTGTTTGCTTTTCGTAATCAAATATTCTATTTGGTCGAATTTCTATACCACTATGCTGAATTTCAAGATTTTCTACTGAAACTTTTACTTTATCATCTCTTGTTGTATAGACTCTGCATAGACCAGCATTACAAACATCTTGTAATGCATCCCAAACGGACTTTTTGCCTAGGAAAGCATAGGGAACAACCATTTCTTCTAGTTTGTCATCTATTTCGTATTCTCCTGCTGTTAGTCCAGCTTTTTGTAAGATATCCATTGTTATGGTTTTTAGTGATACGTTTTGAGCAAAGGGATAACCGATATATGTTACTTTTTGGAATTTTAAGAGTCTATCTAGGCACTTTAATGTTACCCATTGGTCTTTTTGTGGGTCTGACCATTCATCGGAGTAGAAGACCCCAATTTGAGTGTAATTTATATTTCCATCTTCATCTTCTATACCAATATAAGGAATAACCTTTCTATCTAATAACAAGAAGTCCTTTAAGTATCCCAAGTCAAATTTTCGGTCTCTATTGTAGATGCACACTGTTAGTGTATCTGAATTGATTCCATAGCTTATACCTTCGCTATCAGTTGCTAATGATTCAAGAATTTCAAAATTCTTTAGATCGTTACCAGTATAGTTTTCTTCTAATGTATCAAAGAATTGAATTATCTTTGCGACTGCATTTGGTTGACTCCATTTTCTAACCATGATTTGCATTTGTTTTACATTCTCTAATGATGGTTCAAATACAACTCTAGACTGCATCAATTCATTGTTTGTTATTTTTTGATTTGCTAGAACATTTCCATTTTCATCATATGCAATGATATCGAAGTCAACTGGATATTGATTTAGTTTATTGTCTCCAACAATTGTCCATGTGTTGACTGGTCTTTTAATAAAGTTCATTGTCAAAGATGGGGGATTAGTAAAGTAACCATTTGCATCACATAATTCGTTTGACCACCAACCAACAATACAATCATATCCTAGCATTTGATATTCTCCATTCATAGTGGAGTTTCCATCCATAGTACATGCTTTTACCGTAGGTGTAAGGTTTCCCTGATATGTTTGCTTTGGGAAAGATATCTCAGCTTGACTTGAAGTTGTTATATCTATTTCGTATGAAGATTCAGCCCCTTGATAAAGAATTTTGACTTTTCCATGTAATTTTCTTACACTTGCTTCATATCCCATAATTACCTCTCAGTAAAGGATATTTTTACATCCTTCCAACGAATGCTATCAGTCGTATAATCATAGTAAGGTGAAAAAGTAAAAGAAGTGGTCGTTGCAACAATGTTTTTCATAGTTTCATTTGTCTCTGTTTCGCTATCCCAAAAGTCTATTGTTACAAAATTGCCACTTTCTATTTCACTTTTTAGTTTAGTCATATCTTCTTTATCTAATAGTTTCCATTCTACGTTTACAACATTTTTTATTGCTATGATATCTACTACCATAGTGCCATCCATTGTTCTATCTTGGTTTTGAATTTTTGTTATAGAGTGACTAATTGAAGAAGGGTTTTTTGTTAATGTCTTTGAATTTATCTTAAAGAATATCATTGTATAAAACCTCCTTCGCTTAGTTTAATTCCGTTTCTTTTAAATTCTTTTGTCAAAGATGGATATATTAGTCGAGCAAAGACCGTACCATCAATACTTAGTTCTATTGGTTTATCAGTTTCAGTTGGTTTATTATCCTGCATACTTAGAGCTTGTAGTAATCCATTTAGAATATCTCCACCGATGCTAGTTTCTCCTGCTGATACATCGCTAGAATAGTTATTGCCATTCATACTAGAAAGGGTTAATGCTACTTGATTTACTGCATCTTGTATGTCTGGTAGTCCACTTTCAATACCTTTGGAATACATATCCATAAAGTTAGGAGCCCATTCATCAGAGTATTGTCCTGGACCTTCTTCGGTTGGAGAGCCGAAGCCCAGCCATCCTTTGATTGTGTCAATTACTGAACCACAAGCATCAGTTACCCAATTGACCGCTGAACGAATGCCATCTCCAATCATATTTATTAGATTTTTACCCCAATTAAATGCATCTTTGAATAGGTTTCCGAACCAGTTTCCAATATCCTTAAAGACACCAGTTATTGCATTCCAAATGTTAGATGCCGTATTGCTAATTCCGTGCCATAAGTCTACAAAGAAATTAGAAACAGCACTCCAAACATTTTTTAAAATTGAGACGATGTCTATTCCCATGTTGTTAAACATATTCACAAACCCATCTACGAATCCTTTGCCAAAGTTTAGTATTCCTTGCCATAGATTTGAGAAGAAATTAGCAAACCCAGTTCCTATATTTTGTAGATGTTCAAATGCTCCAGTAAAGTCTCCTTTGAATAAAGAAACAATTGCACCTACAACATCTATTATTATTTGAAACACATCCAAAATTGCTTGAATAAAAGGCCCAAGTGCTGAAATTATGCCCTCAATAACCCCGCTACAAACAGCAAATAAGGTTAGGACAATTGCTCCAATAGCTTCAAAAATGGGCTTTAATAACTCATAAAGTTCCACCATTACATTCCAAAGTGATGAGAATACTGCTTTTAGTTGTTCCCATATAGGTTGTATGTAACTAAATAAAGTAGAAACACCTTGAGCTATTGCATTAAACACAGAAGAAACGATATTCCATATTACTTCAAATGCTTTTACTACTGCATCTTTTATTGCTTCGCCATGTTGCTCCCAAAATGCTTTGATATCTTCAATTACTACACATATGAAGTCCTTTATTTGACCCCATATTTCGTTTACTTTATTCCTAAATTCTTCATTGGTGTTATATAGCGAGACCATTATTGCAATTACTGCGGCGATGGCGGCTATTATAAGTCCTACTGGTGATGCTAATGCTGAGAATACACCACTTAATGAACTTATACCTTTTACAAGTTTTGCTATTGTAAGTATCACTGGTCCTAGGGCTGCGGCTATGGCACTAATCTTTATAATTAGTTCTTTTGTGCCATCGCTTAGGTTAGAAAATTTATCTATTAATGGCATTACCATATTACCTAGGAAATCTTTGAGAATAGGTAGAAGAACATCTCCAAGTTGTATCGATATTTCATTAAGTTGATTTTTTATTATTTTTAATTGATTTGATAATGTACCTAGTTTCTTTTCGGCTTCTTCTTCTGCTGAATTTGTATCAGTCAATGAAGTTGTCATTTCATTTAATGAGTCCGAACCTTTTGAAACTAAGGACATAAAAGCACTTTCTATTTCATCTCCAAACATACTTGTTGCTTGGCTAGAAGTTATTCCAGCATCTGCAAATGTTTCCAATATTTCAGTAAGACTATGTGTTTTGGGGTTGATGCTGTCAACTGATATACCTAGGTCATTAAGTACCTTTGTCATTTCAGTTGTTGGTGATTGTAACTGGGTTAGTATTGATTTTAAATAACTACCAGATTTCTCAGCATTGAATCCTGCATTCGAGAGTAGAGCAATTGCGGCTGATGTTTCTTCTATTGAATAACCAACACTTGTAGATGTTCTACCAACTATTGAAAGTGCTGTTGTTAATTCATCTAATGTTAGACTTGTTTTTGAAATAGTAGCAGACATTATGTTTGCTACTTTATTTGTTTCGCTAGTATCTAGATTGAATTGACTTAAAACCTTTACAACATCAGCTGTGGCATTTTTTAATTCCATTTCAGATGCTGTTGCTAAATTTGTCAATGTAACAAGAGAATCTTCCATTTGAGTTACTGAATAACCAGCAGATTTTAAGTAATTCATAGAGTCTGCAACTTCGTTTATACTATAAACCGTGTTTGCACTCATTTTTTTTGCGATATTAGTTAAAGTTTCCATTTCTTTGCCTGTAGCATTAAAACTTTTTTCGACTGAAAGCATACTATCTTCAATGTCGCTACTTGCTTTAATGGCCAATGTGGCAAAGGTTGTAAAAGGGACAGTGAAAGATGCTGTCAATGATGCTCCAACCTTAGACATCTGCTTTGAAACTTTATCTAATTGTTGCTGTGCTGATTTTAGTCCTTTTACAAGACTACCAATGTCTGCACCGATTTTTACGACTAAGTTTCTTATTACAGCCATTTTCTATCTCCTTGTAAGTTTATAAAATTACACCTTTTTCTCTTGCCATAGCTTTTAAGATTTCATCCGATTTTGAGCTAGTCTTTACTTTGTGTGTGTCCTTAATTAATTGAGAAAGGTTAGGAAGTCTTTTGTGTCTAGCAAATGCTTCCACATGCCAAGCGAGAAATATAAGTTCATCAATTTGGCGCTTATTTTTTTCTACCACTTGTTCACAAAGTAAAGTAAGTTCAAATGGTGTATAATCCCATGCTTTGATAGGATCTAAACCTATTTTTGTTACTGCAAGATTGTATATTTTTTCTAACCCCCAATTTTGGTTGTCTTTTGAGGGCTTTTCTTGTTTTTTTGGTTGCCAAAAGCCAAGGTGAATGCTTCTCCTAATTTGTTTGAAATAGTTGCTATATCTGAGTAATCATCAATTAAAGCACCAACTTTTTCAGGGCTTAATGTGTCATCTTCATGTACTAGTCCTGCATACAAAATACTTCTTAAATCTTTTACTGAAAGTTTATTGAGATCTAATGTTGTTATGGGTTTGTTTGTTAGTTCTTCAATAGTACACAAAGCATTAATTCCATATCTAAGGTTTCTAGCTTTGTCTAGTTCTACGACTACAGATTTTTTCATGTTATTCTATTTCTCCTTCTTCAAAAGTTAATGCACCACAACCAGTAAAGCCGATTGAAATGCCGACCACATCTGCTACTGGGTCATCAATACTTAGTGATGTGATTACTGCTGTGCCAGAGTAGTAATGGGTTTCATCTACATACATTCTTACGATTACTGGAGTTCCTGTTAAGTATGCTGATTGAAGACCATTTTGAACTGCTTCTTGCTCACTTGCTGATGTGATTGTATAGTCTCCATCACTTGTTGCTGTCCATTCTTTTAGACCCAAAATGTATGACTTCCAATCATCTCCAAGAGAAGTGGTATCTAAGGTGCTAACACTTAGGGAAAGAGACCAGTTTTTCATACCAATAATTTTGGATGTGCCTAGGCAAATTTTTCCGTTTTTTCCTGCTATTGCCATATTTTCCTCCTATAAAAAATTAAATAAAAAACTCGAATTCAATTACATGAACCGAGTCTTTAGCATCAAACTTATTACTACTTGAATCGTTAATAATAATGTCTGATTTTATAAATGTTGCTTGGACAAGTGTTCCACACATATCTCCGTGATAGTCCTGGAACATTTCTTTTATTAATCTTGATAATTTTCTTGCTTTCTTAAACGTTGTTTCGTGACAATCGAATTGCACAATTATTCTTTGGAATCCTGTATCTTTTTGTAATGCTGAATCATAACTTGCTGATACTGGATAATATACCAAGGCCGGTATTTTATCGTATTGTGGGATAAACATGGGATAGATGTTTTCTCCAACGATTTTGTTTAGGTCAGTGTTTTTACTAAGGTATTCATATAAACTTTGTAAGAAATCTTTTTTCATAGTACTTTATTTACCTCAGTAGTTACTATTTCGGTTATTTTGTTGTTAATAGCTTGTACATTTTTATCTATTGCATTTCTAAGGAATGGGTTAGCGGGTAAGCCACGAGCACCCAATTCAACAAATGTTCCATACTTTAAACTTTTATCATATTCTATAATTACTTCTGCTTTTGTTGGACTTTGTTTGCTGACTCTAACTTTGAGTGAGTTTTTCAATGCTCCAGTTCTAACTGGACAATTTTTCTTTGCATCTTCAAGGGCAATTTGTCCACCTGCATTGGCTGCTACTGACAAAATATCTTTTGCATTTTCTCCCATTTGTTTTAGTTCTTTTGCAATTTCTTTTGCTCCTTTTATATTTCCTTGGAGCTTTCTTTGTTTAGCACTATAAGCCATTGTTTATTATCTCCTTACAAATAATAACCGTCATATAATGACCAGTATTGTGGTCGGAGATTGACTCTATTTCAAACAATCTATTTTGATATTTTATTCTATCAATTTCTTGTATTTGAGGGGTATGTCTAATTGTTATCTTAATTACTTTTGTGGCTTTGTTTTGGTCTTTTTCAAAACTTTCATTTCCACCATTATCTTCAATTTTTCCCCATCGTTTTAGTAGAGGCAACCATTCTCCATCAATACCACCATATTCATCATGTGTTTCTTGAAACCTTAGGATTTCAATTCTTCTATTTAATTCTCCTATATGCATCAGTACCTCTCATCACGATAAGCAAAAAGTAATCTTCTTATTGTGTCGGTTAGTTCTTGCATTGATATTCCATAGGATTTATCTACTTGCCTTGATTCGTATAATGTTGAAATAACATATAAGATTGCTTGTTTAATTGTTTCTGGGAGTGGGGAGAACTCCGAAAGACTTTTTCGGAGTATCCCTTCTACCATTTCTTTTGCTGTTTCTATTAGTGAATTGATGAGAGTGTCTTCTTCATCATTATCTATTCTAAGGTATAGTTTGACTTCTTCTAATGTTGGCATATCTCATCACTCTCCATTTATTATTCTTCGCTATATCTAGCATCTCCAAGAACTACAACAACTGAACCTGTGATTGTAGAGTCTGCCACAGCATCAATTGTAATCTTGAAACTATTTGCATCATCGTGAGCCAATTCATCTGCTACGATATCGATTTTGCTTTCAGTATTGTTACCAATAGTAATTTCTTGGGATTTAATTTCTTTCTCAGTTGCATCTGGAAGAATTGTAATAACTTTTGCAATAGTTGTTGATTCATCTCCTGCACCTGTGCTGATAACTACTTTTGCACTTTGATAGTTATCTAGTTTTACTTCCTTAGTAGTGATAGCAGAAGCAAAACTTGCTCCTGCATCTACTAGACTTTCAATTTTATTGTTTATGTATTTACTCATTGTGTTTCTCCTTGATTATTAGTTTCTTTTAGCAAGTGCTACGAATGGACTTACTGATGCACTTCCTTTGTATGGTTGCAATGCTTTATTCCATACTGGTTGTCCATCCACACGATAGATGAAACGGAACACATTCTCATCATATAAGAATCTTACATGGATTGAGCTTGTTGCATTAATTCCACCTTTGTCGATTAATAGGTATTGTGAGAAGTCTGCAAGGATAATATCTCCAACTTCGCCTAGTGCTGAACATTGTTCTAGTGGAACTACTGGTCTACCAAATAAAGTTGCATAAGGAGCATTGCTTAGACTACCAGCTGGAATATATACTGGTTGGTCTCCAACTCTTAATGTGTAAAGTAATGGTTCAATCTCTGGATTGATATACCAAATTGAATTTGCTCTTGATCTTGACCATAATCTTGACCACATTTTTACTAGATTTTCCACAGTAATTTTGTCAGTTTGGCCAGTTTCTTTCTCAACTTTAACAAGTGAATCGCTGTTTAAGATACCAAGAGGTTGTCCTGCACCAGTACCACTTAGGATTACATCGTCAATTTTGAAGCCAAATTCTTCGGCAAATGCTTCACGAACTACATTTTCAAGTGCGGCTGCATCTTGCAAAAGTTCATCTGTTACATAGCATAGTCCAGTTAGTTTCTTTAATGACAAATCCATAGTTCTAAATTTAGGTTTAGATGCTGTGATTTGGTCAGCTTCATTTTCCCAATAAGTTTGGATTCCACCAAAACGAGCACCATTAGCTCTTGATGATTCATCTATTGCATTTATTTTAATACCGTTTGCATTAGTAGTAAGTGGAATTTTCTTTACTTTTGAAGCCAAAATACCTGTCTCATAAGTTCTCTTTAATAGTTCGGTAACAAAGTCTTTTTGAACTAAAAAACCACCGTCAGATGGGTTAGTCTCATTAAGACCACTTGCACTTCTGGTGGTTAATCTTGCATCAATTCTACCAGCTGGAGTAGATGCTCTATATACTGCCATCATTTGTTCGCCTAAACTACGGAACTTTCTAGCTTCTTCTTTGTTTGGGTCGTCTTTTAATACTTCGGCATTTTCTTCTGATTTGCTTTCAGTTTCATTCTTTTCTTCGTTTGTTTTTTCTTCTTTAGGTTTTTGAAAGATTTCAACTCTTACGATTTGTTCATCCCAACCTTTAAGTTCGCCTTCTAGTTTAGAGATTTCCTTGTTTTCATCTTCAGTCAATTCTCTATCTTCTTTCTCAGCTTGTTCAATAATTTTGATTGCCTTTAATCTGCAATCTTCACGTCTTGCTTTTAATTCTTTAATTGTTCTCATGTTTTCTCCTATAAAAATTTTAGTTTTTGTTTTTTTAATGCAAGTTTCTTTTTAATTTCTTCATTCACTTGTTTGTCTCTTTCTTCTTTAACTTGTTTGTGAGTCTTGAAGATTTCTTCTAGTGAACGAAGTCCACATTCGGTTTGGGTATAGGCAGGAAAGGTGACAGGACTTACATCGAATAGTTTTACTTTCAATAGCTCTCTTACATCTTTTCCTTCTTCATACGACCATCTATCCAACTCTACCGTGAAACCGAAGCTCATTTGTGTTATGTCTCCACGAGCAATAGAAACTAGCAAATCTTTTGCCCATTGAGTGTTTGGTGGAGTAATTCTCACAAGTAATCCTTTATCATCTTCTTGTAAGGTAAGTGTTCCTGCGATATTTCTGCCTAAGACATAGTTTGGGTCGTGATTGAATAGAGCACGAATATCATCTTCTTGAATTGTTTGAGCAAAAGCACCTTTACAAACTTTTTCAATAAATGGTTCGTTGCCACCTAAACTTTCGCTCCAGGAGTCAAAAACTGCCGCATAACCCTCAATGCTAGGGTCTTGCGAACTGGTTTCTCCATTGACAACCCTTAGTTCCTTTAAGACAACACATCTTCGTTCAAGTTCTATTTTGTGGTTGTGTTCCATTTGTTCCTCCTTCATTTATTTCATTTTTTGCACCTCCGTTTTGATTTGCGGCGATTGCCGATATCATGTTCCCGTTTAGTAGATATAGGTCTCCACCTTGGTCGTTAGGTATTTTGTTCATATCTTCTAATGCTCGGATTTCATTTGCATTCATCCAACCATTTTGACGGGCAATGGCATAACCAGACATACGAGATGCAAAGTCACCTCTCATAAGTCCATTTACATTAAATTTGGCATAGTAAATAGTTCTTTCTTGGTCGTTTAGCAAAGCTCTTGCAATTGCCTGTTCCCATCGTGTTATCCAAGGCCTTATTGTATGAACTACGAAGTCTATGCTTTGATGTTCTATATTGCTGAAAGTACTGCGAGATAAATCTCCTATCATGTGGGGTGGAACACGGAAGATTCTACATATTTCAGTAATTTGGAATGACCTAGTTTGCAAGAATTGACTATCTTCTGGAGACATTCCAATTTCGTGATATTTCATTCCTTCTTCAAGAACAGCAACTTTATGTGAGTTTCTTGTTCCTTGATATACTTTGTTCCAACTATCTCTTAGTTTCTCTGGGTCTTTTACTATTCCTGGATGTTCTAAGACTCCACCTGGTCTTGCACCATTACCAAAGAACCTCGCTCCAAATTCTTCGGTTGCTAATGCTAATCCCATAGCTTCACGAGCATAGGTTATAGGACTAACTCCGAGTACTCCATCAAAAGTAAAAGCAGGTATGTGTAGTACCTGCTTGGGAGAATAGGTTTTTGAAGTTCCTTTATTGTTTGTATAAGTGTATTTTATTGCATCGGTTACTGGGTCTCTTGATACAACCATATTCTTACTTTTGAGTGGGTATAGTTCTGTTACATGTCCATTCTTATCTCTTTTTATTAAGGCATAAGCATTACCCCATAATAGAAGATTAGTCATTAGCATTTCTCGAAATGTAAAGCTGGTCATTTCGTTATTTGGTGCATCATGGAGAACCCCATATAAAGGATGTTGTTTTGCTTTTTCGCTATCTCCATTTGATAACTCTTGCAATAGGTGAAGTGGGAGACTAGCAATAGTTTCAGCTATGACTTTTACACATGCATATACCGTGGATATTTTTAATGCTGAATCTTCATCAATGTCTATACCACTATTACTGGTTTGTCCTGTGTCTAGATCTACACCCTTAATGAAATCAGCAGTTTTTTGGTCAATGTTTCGTTTTTCTTTTTTTCTGCTAAATAATCCCATTTTTTCTCCTTTTTTAGAAATAAAAAAGCACTCATTTGAGTGCCTTTGATTTTGTTTATTCAGTTTCTATTTTTATTGCTTTAGATAGGTCTGTAATATCTTCAGGATTTCCACATCTACGAAGATAATCTTTGCCACCATCAACCGAAACTGCACCGCATTTGCATGTAACAAAATCGTGTTGAGTTTTTGATTCAATAATGTCTTTACATTTATTGCATTGAATCTTATTGCATATAATTCGGTTTTTCATACTTTACCTCCTTTGTCAAAACACTACCGCAACAAGTATTTTAAGTCCAGGGAACTAGAGTACTAATATTCCACGATTATTATATATGCTTTCAGTATTTTTGTTTCTTATCGCTCTGTCTAATGCCATGATTGTTGCAATAGCACCATCTATTTTTTCAGTTGATTTTTCTTTATCTGGTTTTATATTTCCAGCTGGGTCAGTTCTTACATAGATATTATCTACCATCCACCTAAGAACTTCATTGCCACCATGAGCTATTCGTTGTTCTAGTACTAGTTTCATAAGTTCTTTTGATGGTGGACTCATATCCTTGAAACCTTGACCGAAAGGGACTATTGTAAATCCCATACCTTCAAGGTTTTGTACCATTTGTACAGCACCCCATCTATCGTAAGCGATTTCTTTAATATTGTAGATTTTTCCAAGTTCTTCTATAAACTTTTCTATATACCCATAGTGAACAACATTTCCCTCGGTTGTCATTATTAAACCTTTCTTTTCCCACGTATCATATGGTACATGGTCTCTACGAACTCTTAAAGGAATTGTTTCTTCTGGTAGCCAAAAATAGGGAAGAATTGTGTATTTGTCTTCTTCATCTTCTGGTGGAAATACTAAGGAAAGTGCGGTGATATCCGTAGTGCTTGAAAGGTCAAGCCCTGCATAGCAAGTGCGACCTTTGAGTTTTTCTAAATCTATTTCGTATGAACACATATCCCATTTGTCCATAGGCATCCAACGAACTGATTGTTTAACCCATTGATTAAGTCTTAATTGTCTAAATAAGTTTTCTTCAGCTGGATTGTCTTTAGCATTATTAAATGCTTGTCTTATTTTATCTATATCTACCGTTATATCTAAACTAGGATTTGCTTTATACCAATTCTTTTCATCAGTCCAGTCGTCATCATCTTTTAATCCATATATGCAAGGATAAAAAGAATCATCTTTCTTTCTACCATCTATTATGTCTTGAGCTTTTTGATGGACTTCCCAACAAATACTATTTCTATCAGTTCCTGCTGTTGTGATAAGGAAGAAAAGTGGTTGTTTACGAGCATCGCCAGAGCCAGTCAGCATTACATCGTATAAGGCACGATTTGGTTGTGCATGTAATTCATCAAATATGACACCGTGAACATTCAGTCCATGCTTTGTGTAACTTTCAGCTGACAGCACTTGGTAGAAACTATTTAGTGGTAAATAAACAATTCTTTTTTGACTGGCTATTATCTTGCATCGTTTCATTAAAGCAGGACATTGTTTTATCATATCTACTGCAACATCAAATACGATTGATGCCTGTTGTCTATCTGATGCACAACCATATACTTCAGCACCATATTCTCCATCAGCACAAGTAAGGTAGAGAGCGATGGCGGCTGCTAGTTCTGATTTGCCTTGTTTTTTTGGTATTTCTACATATGCTGTATTATATTGACGATATCCATTTGGTTTTAATGTTCCAAATATATCTTTAACTATTTTTGTTTGCCAAGGTAGCAGATTGAAGTTTTGTCCATACCAAACACCCTTTGTGTGTTTTAGTGAGTTGATGAATGCTACCGCTCTATCTGCTAGTGCTTGACCTTTGATTTGCATTTCATCTTTCATCTATTTACCTCGTTAATTGAAATAAAAAAGAAATGCTATTGTATGCATTTCTTTAGGTGTTTTATTAAATTGCTGTAGGGTCATCTATTAGAATTACATATTTACTTATGATTTCTAGTGAGTTATCATAATTCTTTGATGTTGATATTACTTCTCTCACAATTTGTCCAGCTTTGTTCTTATCAAACAAATTGTATAGAGCACCAAATATCGCATAGATGTTTCCACTTTGACCTTTACTATTAAATCTTATTATTGGTTTCATATTTCTTTCTCCCATGACCTTTTGGTCAATAACACAATACCGTAGAGTGGGTAGAAAGTCTAGGTTAATCTTTAAACAAACTTGTATCTTGTACGGGGATTTCTTTACCATTTCTTATAAGATAAATACCATCAGCGCCAAATGATTTTATAAATCTTTTAATAATGACATCGCAGTATTTCTCATCTAGTTCGGTATTATAAGATATTCTATTAAGTTGTTCACAAGCCATTAAAGTTGAACCACTACCACCAAATGCATCAAACACAATGTCTCTTTCACGACTTGAGTTTTGTATCAACTTTGCAATTAAGGTAATAGGTTTCATTGTTGGGTGTTCTTTGTTTCTTAGTGGTTTGTTGTCGTGTATGATATCACTAGGCATTTGTTCATAGATTTCTTGTAGCATTTCTAGTAGTTCTTCTTTCTTCAATTTTGTTAAGTCTTTCTTATCATTAAACAAAGAAGACTGAGTCCTATCATGTATGAAGTAGTGAGGGTGTCCATCTTCAACTTTCCATCCGTAGAGTATTGGTTCAAATTGCCATTGATAGTCTGATCTACCAAGAGTGAATCTATCTTTGGCCCAGATAAGTGTTTGTGATAATTTGAACCCAGCCATTTTCATAGCTGTTATAAAATTTACACTTTCTTTTGTGGAGTGGAAGACATAGAGTGGGCATCCACCTTTTGCTACTTGATATGCTGTCTTATAAAAGTTTAGTAAGAATTGATAGAAGTTTTCATCATCCATATCATCATTAAGAATTGACCTATCTTCTTGAATCTTACCAGTTGCTTTTGCTCGGTCAAGTTCAGATGCACCATAATCAATATTATAAGGTGGGTCAGTAACTATAAGGTCTGCATACTTGTCTTCAAATAAATTTGATACATAGTCAAGGTTTGTACTGTCTCCACATAGCAATCTATGATTTTTAATTTTCCAAACATCTCCTTGTTTTGTGAATGGAGTTTTTATTTCTTCTATTTCAGTTTCGGTATCAAAATTGTCTTCTTTGACTTCATACACTGTACTTGCGAACAAGTCGTCTAGCTCGTTTAGGTCAAAACCAGTAAGTGATGCAAGACCATTACCCTCTAGTTCTTTTAGTAAGTCGGTGAGTAGAGCTGTATCCCATTCGCCACTAATTTTATTTAATGCAATATTGAGAGCTTTTTCTTTTTTCTCATCAATGTCTATTACTACACAATCTACTTCTTTGTATCCTAAGTGTTTCATAACTTCAAGTCGTTGATGTCCACCAACTATGACACCAGTTCTTTTATTAAAGATTACTGGTTCTACATATCCAAATTCTAGGATGCTGTTTTTAAGTTTCTCAAACTCTTTGTCTCCTGGTTTGAGTTTTTTTCTTGGGTTGTAGTCAGCTGGTTTCAAGTCATCGACTAGCATTTTCTTTATATCCATATTGCTCCTTTAAGTTATAAAAAACCACACTCGATTTGAATGTGGTTTCTTCTTTTATATTAAGTATTTTGTTATTATATTTTCCCAAGGGAATTCATCTCTACCAAAGTGACCATAGCAAGATGTTGATTTATATATAGGCCTTAGTAGGTCAAGTTCTTTAATTATATTTGCAGGACTAAAATTAAAGTTTTTGGCGACAAAATTATAGATATTGTCAATATCTTCTTTTTCAGTACCAAAAGTATCAATATATAATGATAAAGGTTTTGCTAATCCTATACCATAGGATACTTGAATTTCACACTTATCAGCAAAACCATGAGCAACAATATTCTTTGCTACATATCTCGCATAATAAGCCCCAGACCTATCAACCTTTGTTGCATTTTTAGAACTGAAACATCCGCCTCCAACTCTACCAATTCCACCATAAGTATCTACTACTATTTTTCTACCAACACAACCTGAATCTCCAAATGAACCCCACACTGTAAACTTACCACTTGGGTTTACTATTAACTCAGTATATTCTTTAATTAGGTAAGCATATTCAGCTAGTATAGGAGAGATTACTTTTTCGCAAATTGTATTTCTAATTTCTTCTTTGCTTAGTTTATCTGAGTGTGAAACTGATACTAGTATTGTTGCTATTCCACAAGGATTATCTTGCTCGTTATATTCTACCGATACTTGACTTTTGGCATCAGCATAATAATCTTTTGTTGTTCTTCTAAACTCATCATACTTTCTCATAAGTTTATGAGCAATGGTGATAGGTAGTGGCATATATTCTTTTGTTTCATTTGTTGCAAATCCATATACCATGCCTTGGTCATTTGCTCGTAGTTCTTCTTTTACTACTGCTTGATTGATATCAGGACTTTGTTCGCTGATTTGTTTTATTATTGTAAACTCGTTTGTGTATCCTATATCTTTTAATACTTGTTTTGCAATACTATCGTAGTCAATATTTGCTTTAGTTGTTGCTTCTCCATAGATAAATACTTTGTCATCTTTGATTGCACATTCTACTGCCATCATTGAATTTGGATCTTGCCTTAATGCTTCATCCAAGAATGCATCTGCGATTGTATCGCATGTTTTGTCTGGGTGTCCGATGTTTACGGACTCGCTTGTAATAATTTTTTTCATATATTCTCCATTGATTATTTATTTCCATAATTGAGCATAAGAAAAACCCATCGCTACCGATGGGTTGATATGCATATATAACAATTACCATCGGTCTGCCTTTAGCACCTTAGCTTTGCCAGGTTGCTGTGTGGTCAACGGGGCAGTCCCTCGCACACTCTTTATGGATATGTTTAGTATATCATAGTTTTTCTAATTCTCAAATAGATTTGTAAATATTGCTTCAAGAACTGGTACAACAATTCCGTTGCCTGCTTGTTTGTATAATTGTGTATTACTCATGCCAGAGTCTATGACTTTGTCTATTTGTTCATCTGTCCAACCCATAAGTCTCCAACATTCTTTTGGTGTGAGTTTTCTTATTCTTATGAAATGGTCTAGTTCAATTGTTGCTTGGTTGCATTGTGTATCAAGAGTTTGTGCAATGCCTTTGCCAACTCTACCACGTCTTGTTTTTGAGTTGGGGAACTGCATGTTGATAGTGTCTCCAACGATTGCATCTTCATATCCTTTTTTTGTGGCATTTTTTACTGGTAATGTTATTTCAGAAATGTTGCCACGAAAAGATGGTGTGACAGCAACACCTATACCACGAGAATCATAGATTCTATCTTGAACACTTCGTTGTTTGCCATTATCATCATAATAATTAAGACAATGTGTCTCTGCTTTTAAGACCGTTGATGTGCTGAAATTTGAGCCACAATTTGAAGTTTGTGTTGGTGATGTTTCAATCAGCTCTTTCTTATTCCAAGGATTGAATAATTCAGGTATGTAGCCATTTTCTTTAATGAATTCATCGTAGTTTCGCTTTATTGCATTTTGTTCTACAACCAAGTTGTCTTTTTGTACTGTGGTTAGAGCATTTGAAGTTCCTTTGTTGTTTTCTTCAATTACTTGTCCACATTCACGACCTCTTATTGCAATTATCTTTGTTTCTGTTCCACCACCTCCACCAGCCATAATTGTTGGACTTATACCATTGGGGTCGAAAACTTGTCTTGTTATGTTATATCTTTTATCCCATACACCACCTTCGAGAGTGCCTACTGCAATAAGTTTTGGTTCTTTGTAATCCCTAGCAAGTAGAGTGGAGCATATTTCATTGTCTCCGTGAATCAAATCCCTTCTTTGATTGAAGGTCGTGTTTAGTATACTGAGTATTGTTGATGCCTTTAGATAGTATTTCTCATCAGCTTTTTCTTCTAGTACATCTTTTAATCTTATTTTGAGTTCTTCGCCTTTAGGGAATATATAAGGTCTATGTTCTCCTAATATTGATACTGCGAACACTCTTTCTCTATTTTGTGGCACTCCAAAGTATTTAGCATTAAGCACCTGCGTATATGTTGTGTATCCAAGACTTGATAAAAAAGACAACCATTTATCATAGTTGTCTTTGAATTTTGTTCCTATTAAGTTTTTTACATTTTCTAGTAAGAGATATTTGGGCAGTGTTTCGTTTTCTTTTGCTTTTAAGAGCAATCTTTCAACTTCCCACAGTAATCCCGATCTAGTTCCACTTCCTTGCTCAAATCCCTTTTGTAGTCCTGCTACTGATATATCTTGGCAAGGGAACGAGTAAGTCCAAAGGTCGGCATGGGGGAGAGCTTTGATTTCTTTAATATCTCCAAGGTTATTTACATTTGGATTGTGTAAGATTCGGTATGACTTATCTGCATATTTGTCTATATCAGATATTGCAACTACTTCATGTTCAATTCCGATATTTTTTAATGCTTGGGTTTGTGAACCGATTCCTGCAAATAGTTCTATGACCTTTATCATTTTTGTTCTCCATTTAATTTTTTTAATTCTTCATATACTTCTAGTATTGTGGAAGTTCTATTCCATTTTTCACTTGCTTTGTTTGGTATTTTGTGTAAGTCTACTAGTCGCAGAAATAACTCTTTGTGTTTTTCATACAAATGTAGCAATTCTGACTTTCTTTGATTAGGACAAAACCAACAACCATTTCGTGTTCCGTGTTTATATATAGGACTTAATAATCCGTATTGTTCACACAAGTCATAAGCCATTTTTTCGGTATACCCATATTTTTCTAGAAGTGATATTTTATCTGATTTGTTATGTAGACTTTCTAGTCTCTTAGGTTCATCTATTGCTATTCCTATATAACTTATAACTTTATCATTAAGTGTTTTGCAGTAATTGTGTATTGGTGCTACTTTGCAATCTCGATTTATATGACATTTCCAACCAAGAGGGAAAGCACGAAGTTTTCCTTTGTTTTTGCCTCTTTTAATTTTGAACATGAACTCTTGCACTAAGTCTTTATCACTTTTTACTACAACGACTTTATATCCGAATTCCTTTTCTATTTTAGGTATTGCAACATTATATATGAAATCTCTATGTTCTGGGGTTTCGCCACTAATTCCATTTTGTAAATCAAACATTACTTCACAATAAAGAACAATGTCTAGTGGCTCATTGTGTTGGTGGGCGATTATAATTTGAGCTATTGAATCTTTACCAAAGCTACAACTTGCAATGTATTTCATTTATTGACCCCTTAGCAAATTCTCCATGATATCATCATTTGGAGAATTGTCATTCCATTCAGTAAGTTTTGTTTCTCTAACGACTGCATATATTTTTGCCCACACATCATTTGTTTGTCTTAGATAGTTTTGTGCCATTGCAATACAAGGATTGTTTATTGTTTTTCCATTACCATCTTTTAATAAGAAACCGTGAGTCGTGATTGCATCTTCGCATTCTAACCATCTAGATTTGCAATGAGCATATTCATCTAAGTTGTAAGGAAGAATTCCTTTTGTGCAGCCGATTTTTTCCAACCAATCATATACTTCTTTCCAGATTGCTTTTGCTTTTGGACTTAACCAGTTGGCTGGTTTTTTTAACACATTACTGCTATCTTCAAACTCTAAAACTTCAATAGGTCTTTTACCAGGATTTCCATTTAATATTTTCTCTGTTGCTGATTTTTTTGGTCGTCCTGCATTTGGTCTATAACCTCCACTTGGCATACATTTTCTCCTTGTTTTTTGATTTTATTTTGATTTTGTTTTGATTATTTTTGAGAAATCAAAACAACAAAAAAACACAGCAATTAAAAGGTTTTTGCTGTGTTTTAATAAACTAAATATTTAATTTTTTTTGATTTTTGATTATGCGAAAATTTGTGAGAGAGTGCCGCCCCGCTCAGGAAGGCAAAAACTCTAGAAATTTGACCGCCCCTGGGGTTATATACTAGTTAGCTCTTTGTCTATATTTTTTCAAAATTTCTTTTACTTCTTCTAATGGTTTGACTACCGTTAGTCCAACTTCGTTCATGGCTTTTATCAATTTCTTTGCATCTTTTGTTAATTGTTTATCATTTGTTTTCATTTCTTTTTATTTCTCCTATCAAAACACTACCGTAAAGATGATTGAAAGTCCAGGTTAATTGTTATTTTTCTTACCGAATCTACTGCCTTCTTCTATTGATTTTCTACTATGACAAGACCAACACAATGATTGTAAGTTATCCATATCTAATGGCGCACCACCTTGTTTTATAGGTACTATATGGTCAACCATAGTTGCTTTTATAATAGTTCCATTCTTATAGCATTCTTCACAAAAAGGTGAAGAGGTAAGTTTTTGTTTTCTTACAGCTCTCCACCTTGGAGTATTATAAAATGTTTTACTAAAAGTATCTCTTTGATATTTGTTGTAGTCAGAATCCATTTTCTTTTTATGTACTTCACAATATAGGTTATGGGTTAGGTTTGGACAATTTGGATAGCGACAAGGTTTCTTGGGTAAGTGTGGCATGTTTTCTCCTAATTATTTTTTCTACCTCTATTATATGGGCTTGGTCGTGCCAAATCGTTACTAATTCGTTTAGGGTTCGTGCTAAATCGTGCTAAATTTTTTGACCTGTTAGAGAATCATATAGTCTAACTAAATCTTTTACAGCTTGTTCTTTTCGATAAAAAGCATTGCTTTTTGATAAATAATTCTTTCTAGCATACTTTTCAAGGGAAAGTCCTTGCACATAAATCGCTTGTATTATTTGTTTCTTGCCAGTATTCAAGCACTCTATTGAGATATCCAGCAAGAACAATTGCTGTTCTAGTTGAGATATATGTTCTTTTAATTGTTGATTTAATTCTATTTGGTTTGATTTCAACATCTTTGTTTGTGCTTTGTATTCTTGATAGTTTTTTAGCAAGTTTCTTACGAGTGTTAATGTAGGCATCATATCCTCCTTGAAATTGTATTTCTTCTAATAGGTCAAGTATTGTTTTTCTATTTAGGTCAACAACCCAATCTTCATTTGGTAGGTCTTCAATTTTTGTGTCTAACCAAACCTTTATTTGTCCACAATCTTCTAGTTCTTCAGTCCAGTATTTGGTTTCACATATTCCTACTAAATTCCATATTTGCTTATTTTTTTCTACGATTTCTTTTTTTCTAAAGAATAAATATAATTCTTTATTGTAGATTTCATCTAAATATTTTAATTTGAAGTATCTTTTGTTTTGATATTTCTGACTTGTTTCAATAAATGTTTCGCATTGTTTTTTTATATCTGTTTTTATGGTGGTTCCTGATGGAAGTATTACATTCATACATCCAAGGGAATTTTCATAATCCATTATGGCTTCGGCTGTTATTTTAACTTTATGCTGAAGTATGTCTTCCATCAAGACCTCCTTAATTTTCTTTTTTGAGTAATGATATTATTTCTTTTACTTGGTTTAAGTCGGTGACAACAAATGCTAGTCCACCTGCACCTATAATCTTTCTAAGTGTAATTGTTTGTAAGAGTGTGGGTTTATTTCCTGGTAGTTTACACTCAAAAGCAATAAATTTTCCTTTATAGCAAACTATTATGTCTGGTATTCCAGCTGTGCCATACTGACCACCATGTTCTTTCCAGAAGAATAGTTTATCTATGGTATTGAGATATTTTCGTATTTGGTCTACAAGATCTTTTTCTTTCATTGTGTATTCCTTTCTTTATAAAAGTACCTACACACATTACACACACTACACTAAATGTAAGATATTACTAATGTAAGCAAAATGCTTTGGGAGACTTTGTATTTTAAGTGTTTTGGGGGCATTGGGAGTGATGGGAGAGTGTATGGTCGTGTATGGAGAGTGTATGGTAATGTGTTTATGTCTTTGTCCACATTGTTGTTTGTTTTGGGGATATTTTGATAAATCGTGTAATGTGTGTAGTGTGTGTATGGTGTTTTGTTATATTTAGTCAAAGTCCTTGCTGTTTTCATTCCAAAATGCTCTTTGGATTGGAGCAAAAATATGAATCATTCCATTGTTTTTTCGTTTTGTAGAATGTTCCCATCGTGTTGCTTTGAATATTTTTCGTTCAAAGTCATAGTTACTTAGCATTTTGCCTATTGCTGATTCAGTTTCTACAAGAGCTTCATCTGGAAATAATTTGTCGTGGATGTTAGCAAGTTGTCGCACTGTACCAGACCATCCACTTGATTGCTGTATAGATAATGCTAATAATGTTTTAGCGATTGGGTTCTTTTTGAATTCTTCTTCTTTTCGTTTGGCTTCTTGTTCTTCTGGTGACCCAACTACTGACCAACAACCATTTTCTTCAGACCTTGTTATTACTATTTCCTTGGAGAAAACATCACGACCAGTAATGTGTAAGTTTGCATATTCATCATTTCGCTTTTTCTTATAAATAATGATTGAGGTGTCTGATGCTCCCATTATGGCAGTACTACCACTAGTCATATTAAAGACATCGTTTTCATCCAGCATCTTTCTTGTATGGTGTATCAATATAATGCTGATGCCATACTTATCGGCAAAGTTTTTCAATATCGCCATTTCTCTGTAGTCATAAGCATAGGCACTTTCATTCTTTAATGCTTGGCCTCTAATCTTCTGAAATGTATCGAATATAATTACCTTTAAGTTCTTGTAAGTTTTAAGCAACTTTTCAAGGTCTTCAATAAGTCCATTGTCCAATCTTTTAGCTTCTACCTTAAACATTGCTCCAGGGCTTGGTCTTTTATTATTCCATACTTTATTCATACGACTTTTAAGTCTTCGGTCTTGGTCTTCAAGAGCATAGTATAGAACTGAGCTATGGGTGGTAGGTTGGTCTAGGAATGTCTTCTTTTCCACAATGGCATTTGCTAGTTGCATCATCATCCATGATTTGCCAATCTTACTTGATGCTACTATGATAGTAAGCCCTTCTGGTATGTAATCCTTAGCAACCCATTTTACTGGTGCTATCTCGGTATCATATAAATCTTCAGCAAGGATTACATCGGTTGACCCTTTATATAATCTTTTTGCTTGAAGATGAGCTTGATGTATTCTGTTACAAAGTCTATCAGCATTCTTCATTAGTAATTCATTTGGATCTTTGCAATAATCTGCTATGTTAAAAACTACATGTTTAATATCTATATCTCTAAGCATTTCTACTAGTTGCTCAGTTGCTGTTTGTCCAGCTTCATCGTTATCTAGGCAAAGGATGAGTGGGGCAATAGGTTTGTAAGTTTTGCATTTCTCTACGAGTTTCTTAATATTGCCTTTTCCACATAATGATATTGCTATGCCACCATACTGCATTATGCTCATAGCACAAATAGGACTTTCTACTATAAAGATGGGGCTTCTGCTATTTCGCCTTAAAGCATTTTCATTCCAAAGTGGTTCTTCTCCCGCATCTTCAGTTTTAGGTTTAAAGAATTTTTTGTCTATTATGTTTCTTGTTTGATAGTATGTATAATTTGAGCTATATGGAATTACTACAGCATTTCTTTTGATGTCAAATCCAACACCAAATTGTTTTAAGGTGGCGGTAGTTAGACCTCTTTTTTGTAGGTAGTCAGTTTTATCTAGGTCTTTTTGGCAAGATACAATATATTCTTTAATTTCTTTTTGCTTGTCATTTAATTCTTTGCTTTCAAAATTTATTTGCAAATTGAAATCTTTGCATATCATTTTGGCTGCATCAATATTGTCTATATTTTTCAATCTTGCTACGAACTTAATTCCATCGCCACCGAAGTTGCATCCAGCACTAAAACAATTAAACATGTTGTTTTTTTCATCTACACTTAAAGAAGGAGTTTTATCGTGGTGCAAAGGACAAGACACTTTGTTATTCCTATTTATAGGTTGATGATAATACTCTATAATTTGTCGTATATTAATCCTGTCGTTTATTTCTTTGAAAACATTATCCATTTTTTCTCCTTCATTGGAGCGAAGTTTTCTTATTCTTCACTCTCATAATTTTCTTGTAAGTTTTTAGCAATTGCTTTGACTTGACTTGTTAAGCTGTCAATTGACTTTTGCTCAGTCTCAGTTAATTCTCGCACTGTGTTTACTACAACTTTGCTGTAAGTAATACCACCAGAGTTTTGTACCTTTTTCAAACTGAATTTTGATACTACTTGATTTGATTTTTTATTCTTTGATACTAATCTCATTATGTATTTTGAGAAGTCTCCAACACTTGAAGTTGGTAGAGTAAATATGACTGGCAATGCTTCGTTCTTTCTTAAGATGAAGATTCTTCTTTTTGTCTTACATGCTTTGCCACCATTCTCGCCACTACCAAAGATATTGTTAGGACATTCTTTGCATTGTCTTAATTCACCAGTATCTCTATCCATACCAACTACACCATCTATTGATGAACAATTTGGAGCTTCATTTGAGCCATTGTATTTTTCTTTATAGTAGGAAAGCATAGGGTGATGATATAGGATTACTGCTTCGAATTCTTTTTCAAGTTCCGGTTCTTCTGGGTTGTCTCCAGGGACTTCGTAGGCAAGTCCACCACCACTAGGAACTTTAATCCTATCAAATGTGATATTTAGTCCTTGCATTTCTTCGCCTAATGCATCACTTAGGTTGTTGTTTGTTGTTAAAAAATTGTCTTCTTTCTTTACGATTTCGTTACTCATATATTTCTCCTTAATCTCTTTTAATTCTTATTGATTGTTTTTCGTATGTATTGATAAGTCCATTTAGCCACTCAGGAAGCATTCCTTCGTTTTCTCGTTTCATTTCACGAACAACACCACCAAGTGTGTTTGCATTTATTGTGAATAGGTTTTCATATCCACGTTCTTTGAACTGCTTGTACAATTCATCTTTTGTCTCTGGATTCGCTGATTCAAATTCACGACTTACCATTGAGAATAGAACTCCGTTTCTCTTAAAACTATCTAGTTCTTGGTCAGTCATTTTTTGTAGCATTTCAAGTTCTAGTTGTTCCATTTCTTTGGTTGCATCTTTCAGCTGTTGTTCAATCTTTTGTTTGGTTTCTCTTGCTTGTAGATATTTGTCTGATAGTTCAAATAGTTCTGTGTTTTCCATAGGTTCTCCTTGTTATTTTTGTGTGTTGAATAGTGATTTCCAGTTGTCAACCACTAGATCGGCTATGCTTTTCTTTTTCTTTAATGCATCAAAGACTTTTTCATCAATTGTCTTTTGAGCTAAGAGATGTATGTAGGTACACTTATTCTTTTGGCCTATACGATGTATTCTCGCTTTGGCTTGTTCATAGTTTGAGAAACTATAATCTAGGGAGTAGAATACTGCTGTGTCGGCGGCGGTTAGTGTTAACCCCATACCAGTTGTTTGGATTTGTCCTACAAATACTTTTGTGTTGCTGTCTTTTTGAAATTTATCCACTTGGTCAGCTCTATCTTGAACATCTCCTTTGATTAATGAATATCCAATTCCTTTCTTTCTAAGTAGAAGTTCTATTTCATCAATCTCAGGGACAAATCTTGCAAAGACTACAAGTTTTTTATTCGCTTCCATGCATTCATCTATAATTTCTTCTAGGACTTTAATTTTTGCCGTAGATACCTTGTATGTTTCGTTTGCAAATTCAGTCCTTATATTTCCACCTGTTAGTTGTGATAACCTTAATAATTTTGTTAAGACGTTTGTTGCAACAACATTGCCTTGTTCTAGTTCTGCAACACTTTCTCTTTCGAGCTGTCTATAATGAGCCATTGCTGTTGGCTCTAGGGTTACATATCTTATTTGGTCTACTTGCTCTGGTAAATCTAATGCTTCCTGTTTAGTAATTCGGAATGCTATACTATGAGCTTTTTCAGTTAG